GTGGGTTTTGGTAAGTTAACCTCATTACCAGGAATCAATCCAGATTGTACAGTTTCTCAACTGTAGACTATGCGCAGCATCTGACTTGGCAACCCCGGTTCTGCGACTACCGAGGTTTCTACAACAGACGGTCAAGATCTATTGTAGGGTTATTAAGGAATGCCTATCCTTTTCACCTAAGGTTTTGAGTAACCTTTACAGCGGGTTTACCGCACTGAGTGCACCACCAACATAACAACCAATCAGTTAAGATCAGAAGTCCCCTTCAACAGGGTACATGTTGTGAATACAAACTAAGGAAGAAAATTGGATACTCGAACAAAACCCAACTTGTGTATCGATCATGTAAAACCGCATGTTGCCATAACCCGAAGGTCCACTCGGTCTCTATTCCTACTATCAGTCTCAATGTGTTACGCAAAGCAGTCAAAAACCGCTAACACTGAATCCAGCCAGAACATGAGGTACCCTAAGCCTCTACATTAACCTAACCACGAGGCGTTAACCTCGCGTCTTTTCTCTTTTTCCCTTCCCTCACTAAAATCACTAATTCCGAGGACGTGATCATCCTCACTCAAGAGTTGACACGCTTGGATCAAGGAGCATATGCGCTACTGCTCCTATGTTTCCCTCATTTGCTAAGTCCAAATGACGGCGAGGTAGATCATTACCCAACATCTGGTACGACAACATCTCGTCATACTCAGGATAATTGTTGAATGTGTCAAACACCTCGATCGGCCGTCCATCAAACCTACTGATGAGCCTCTCCACGGCCAATTGGAGAGGAAGCGTAATTCTTGGGATCTCGACTGCGTTACCATCGGCCAGGAAGGAGGCCAGGCCAAGATTAGATTCACAAACCGGGAATTTCTTGTGGGGTGTCAGCTCAGACACATCCACGCGATAGTTGTTAAACCACCTTTCCCAATTCTTAAACCCACTCGACCCAGCCGTCAACCTTCCAACCATCTCAACAACAGAACTCAGGATGGGGTGGCCCGGTTGCATGTAGTGTATACTAAGAGCTGCCACTCTGAGTAAAAACATTCTCTTCCCTCTTCTCAAGGGTTGAGACGTCTTCAACCAAAGTGACCTCATTGCTCTCAGCACATTCACCACACACCCGTCAACCGTCCACACCTTCCTAAGGAAGTCAACAAAGCCATCTCCAGCACCACTGCTAGACATGCTAAATGACAATCCCATTCTTTTGATGAAACTCGGGTTAGCCACGGCAGCAGGCATTACACCATCATCACCCTCCACTATAAAGGGTAATTGACTTGCATCCCGCCACCATGACTCCAGACCGTCATATTCATGACGGACCTTAACCCAGTGACCTGTAAGAATCAGACAAATGTTGGTCAATCCGTTCCCCATCGATGTCCAGTAGTCTCCCGACAACCGGGCACAATGTGCGAACGAGAAAAACCTCGTCTTAATCCTCCGTTCCTGGGACCAAACACGCGCATACAACATAGCCGTGTTCGGCAGGCCCGCCCTGTTCAAAAGCTCCGTAACAATGATCAATTCTGGTGTGCGCACAGAAGAACTCTGCGCCTTCTCAAACGAAGAGTAGTCTGTGCTACAATGCTCACCATCAAAAATCACTCGTAACTTCTGATAAACGTCCTGGTTCGACAAGTGTTTGACTTGCCATCTCTTTAGAATGTCACAGCCGTAAACCATTTCCTGCACCACCAATACTGGTGCAAGTAGGTAACACAACATTTCAGACATGGGATAAATCCCCCTAGCTCTCCCAAGCCAGGACTTAAAATTTGACTCATCTTTAACGAAGAAGCCCTTCTCCTTCCACTTGTCACTAAACCAACCGATCTCGCTATCCTCATAATTGCTAACCAAAGCCCTAACATAAGCTTCAGGCTTCTTCAACAACTTTTTGAGAACGCGAACGCCGTTATCCCTCTCTTGAATGTGGACAATGCCCACATCCACCTCTGCCTGCTCAACGATTTTCCGAGCTACAAACTCGGAAACCTCGAGATAGTCCGCCACGCCGGACAAATCTACCGGGTTCCGTGATAAAACCCGATCAGTGCAAGCCGCCAATTGGGACAGAGGATCGTTCCCACCAACGATCCCTGCCCCTAACACCCAACCAAAACTGGAAAACACAACCAACCCAAGTCTCGACAACTTGGTGTCAGCACAGAGGAGTGGAAATGAAGTTTTAGTTCTATTGAACCTCAGCTTCAAGCGTTCCTCGCTGTTGACCCATTCCTTACCTTCCAAAGAAAGCAGGTTCTGGCCCCCTGGCGAATCATATTGCTCTAACCACTCCTCTTTATATCTTCCAATCTTGAATTGGGATCATTCCGCCGCGACATTAAACAACCGCGTTGCTCCTGTGTGCATCAGTCCGTCTGCCAGGTTCCTCTTCAACCATAACAGCTTCAACATCAGGACCGTGTCGGGGACAGTGTGAGATCCAGCAACCTCATTTACTGTCATGTCGCGGGACACCCTAGCACAATGCACTTCAAGCCTGAAGGCATTAGGCGCCAGAAGGGCGTCCCCCAACACATTGGCAAGTTTCGTGAACCCAGGGCGGATATCAACGTCAACTCTCTTGTTAGAGATATTGATGATGTCATCCATCACGGGCCCCCTAGTCCTACCAACCCCGCACGTCATCCTACGCACAGCAGCTCCGCAGTAGCTTTTCCGGATTCTGCCTAATTCCAAACCAATTCTCACCTGAAACCGACCGGAGTCGGCCATGAGATGAGTGCTCCTCTGAACATTAGGTCTGGTGTCAGTATCCTTCGTCGCGGCGTCCACATCAAGCGGTAAAATCTCCATGTCCATCAACAACCGGTCAGGTCGAGCGTAAAACAGTCTGTCCAAGCAACTACGTGCTTCCCAGTCTGCGTACAGCTCCCTGACTGCGATCTCTAACTCCACTGGCACATCGTCACAGTGGATGACCAAAGAACAGTGACTTGGCAAATCACTGTCATCTAGTCCGGACACGGTAAAAGTTCTCTTTGTCTGGCCATCAGCCAGAGATGACCCGTCTCCAATCGGGTTCATGTTCAGGCTCCTGTGCCAGGCGAACTTTTTCTCTTTCTCCGCTTTTAATTCATGGGTTTCATCACTATTGGGTGCTGCCACTTCGGTGGCACCAAGGGGTACAATGGTAGATTCCTCTCCTTTGCATTCCTTCAGTGGGCCTTCCTTCTTAGCCTCGCTCAAAGCGCTGCCAAAATGGTCTTCCTCAGCTCCAATTGTTGATGTCAGTTGGTTGGCCTGTTTCCCCTTTCCCTTGCCTCCTTTCGTCGGAAGCGAGGAGGAGAAGCCCCCCACACCTTTACCCTTACCCTTGCCACCCTTCGACTGGTTAGATGACAATGGTGCAGTCTTGACACTGCCTTCAGGTGGATTTACACCTAAACCATGACCCCGGTCTGCAGACACCGGGATCTTGGGTTGTGCTCGTGAATCTGTTAACGAAACTGATCCACGAGCATCCTTGGAGGGCAACATTTCTGTTGCCGACTTGGCTTCAGCCACCCCCGCACTGTAAGCGCGGTGCCTAGGCGGCTTCTGCCTGGGGACGTCATCGTTAGCAGACGGCGCTGCCTTCTTTTGATTCCCCCGCGCGACCTTCGGGTCGCCCGATTCCACCTTCCTGCTTGACTGGTAATGAGTCGTCTTTGATGACCTACGACTTTTCCCCTTTCCGATTTCAGGTGGTTTCACACCGGTTATAGCACCGGTGGGTGCTGCCATGTTATTTGTCACATGGCCACTTGCGTTCTTTTTAAGGCTTTTAGACACAACGTTTTGTGGACCTCGCGGTCCAAGTCACTAATAAGGTGGTGAGCCCCTAGCAACTCCCATTCTTTCTTATACACCACAAGCATCCGTGAACAGGTACGGATCGGCCTACGCGACTAACAATAGCCTACGCATCCTACTTGGTTGTCCCGTCTCACCTACAACTTCTCATCGACTGCCTTAACAGTCCCCTTCTTACGGGCAAAATGGAAGAACGACCAGCTATATAGCTGGAAGGGTACCGGGAATGGTGCTCCCGATGGAGCGGTGCCCCACTGTTGGGAGTGAGGTCTTGTCTTAGTGGTTCTGCTTTCCTAAACGCAAGTACTAACATATACACCTAGGGTGACATTCCCTAATGGCTAGGCTGATCAAGCCGGGTTTCGTTTGTAGATCATTTAAACGATAAGTGTTTCAGGTCCAACACTAGTAGCCCCTTTTGAGCACGTGCTTACGTTGCACGCCACACAGACTCCCGTCTTCACTGCAGTCGTCTGCCTGTGGTTGACGGGTGATTGGTGCCTTCTTCTTGCCGGGTTTCTTCGCCAAAGTTACCTTCTTCCCCCTCACAGCAGTCGGAAACGTTCCGTCAGCGGAGGCGACGCCATTGGAAATGACGTTAGCCTGCACAACTCTGTGAATGTTGGCAATAACAGGGGAAGACTGCACCCATGACTCGGCAGGAAATTGGAACTCAACCCAGGGCGGCGTCAGTGTTTCGCTCTCGTAGACAAATGAGCAAAGCATAACGGCCGATTGCATGTATTCGACCGACGTTGGCGCCGACAGGGGGGCCGGATTTGCCGATGCACCCAGAGCAAACACCATACCACTGTCAGAAGCAGAAGCTGCCAGTGGCATGGCGACCATGCCTGTGCTCTGGGATACAGAGGCTTCAAGGGTCCCAGAGAAGCCAGCTCCCGAATAATTGGTAACAAAGTACTGTCCGCCAGTCGGTACGGCGGAGATAGTAACAGAGACCAAGTCCCCCACGACAAGGGACGGGAGTGTCAGGCGAATGAATTGGGAGGGCGAATGCGGGTCTAGAATGTCGTCAACATCGAACGTAAGATACGCGTCCGATAGTGAACCAAATCCAGCTTTCGCAATGTTTGTGCCCGTCCATTCCTCAGAGGTGAGTGTCGGATTGATCAGAGATGGTGCTCCATCCCAGCAGTAGTTCAAAGCCGCATCCTGCTGGATGAACATTCCATAGGTCGCCGGACTGACCCGAGGCTCGAGCCATTCGATGTCCAGCGTACAGAAAAGTTCTCCCATCACAGTCCCGGGTTCGTAACCCACGGTAGACTGCGCGACCTGGAGAACCCCCAGATCCGTCCAGTTGTCACTCACCACGCCCGAAACCTCCACGCCATCCACCACTGCTTGCTGAGCAGTGTATGGATCTCGCGTGAAGAGTACTTCAGTGGGACGTGTCCCTTCGGCGCATTCCATCCCATACATAATGCCTTGGTACGGGACGGCGGAAACAGCGCCGAAGCTGTTCAAAAACGAAGTTAAGTTGTTGAACGTGGACTGGTTGGGGTTGGTGGATGCTAACATCCCCACCATCCCCATAGATGTCGTAGACGAGTAAGTTGATATCAGGGGAACGTACTCGAATGCAATGCCGTGCACTCGATACTTGTTGTAGTTCTCACCTGACACTGAGGTAAACGGAAGCAATTTTCGGGACGTCGGATCGATGTCGAATGATTCGACACTCCAAGCCTCACCTGTGGCTATCAGATCTCCGATGCAATCCCTATGCTTCACGCGAACCCCACTCAGCGACTTTGTTACGTTATCACCGAAAGTGGGCGCAGACGTGCCGGAGAAGAGGGAGTTCGTCACAAAACTCCCCCCACCCGTCAACTTATACGCACCACTCCCGGTGATCTCAGCTCGCTTTTTGGCCTTCGACTTTGGTTGCGCTTTCCGCACTGCTCCCGAGGCTAGCTGCGACCCCAGTAGGGCCATCAGCGGCGCCAGCTCAGGATTACCCATAGCTGTCGCCGCGACGGCCCCACCAGCGCCGCCAACCATGCCTGCAGTGGAGCGTGCTTGCTTCTTCCCAGAGGAGTTTTTCTTCCTTCCTCCGCCCACAGCCCGGACAGCGATAGTGAAATCGTCTGCCAAGACATCGTTAGGGTTGAGTTCATGTCCGTTTTGAGAGAACACGATGGATGAGACTTCCACTCCGAAAAGAAGGTAGTGAAGCAACCTTGCCCGCCTGACTGACATACCGACGCAAACACGCTTCACGCGTTCCTCATCAGTACCATAATCATAGGGCTCAAGTGCATCCGATCTAGCTGGATGCCCGCTGTGCGACTCGACGTCGCACGGAAGTTGATTGATTGTGTGGTTGGTAACCAAAATACTCCCGGTGGATTTTGCCACCGTTATCTGCCTTCGGTTAAGGGCAGACAGAGGGACGCCCCAGTGTAGCTTTTCAACTGGATTTTTACGCGCGTCCACCTCGCCTGAGGCACGGTTCCCCTTCTTGCTAACGACCTTACGGTGCGGTCACTGAGCGGGGAGGCTCCTTTCGGACTCTAAGTTGTGGGGGTTTCCTAAACTGGATGCTAACCAGCCTGGTAAATCAGCCCCCACAGTCCACAGTATTCGGTATGTCCTGATCCTTGGACACCCGGTGTGGAAAAAGTTTCGGTGCTGTGAACAGCACCGGCTTCCCTAGGATCCGGGAAGGTCTATCGTCCTCCATTAAGAGACGACAACACTTTAGCGACTCAACGCATGGCAGCATATGTTTCAAATCACGCTCTCCATAAATAGTTCTGCCAGAACCTGTCGTTTTGATAAACCGGACTGTACCGGTTGGTGTGATGTTTCATCGGTCGTGACACCGACAGACCACATCACTCTACTACATCGGGTAGCGCATCTCCACCAGGTCTTCAGTGTGGATGGAAAAACCGTTGCAGATTGATATCTGCAGGGGAACCTTTTCAACAGTCCCCCCCGGGCGGTCATATTCGTATGACCTCAGGGTGGTTACCCACCGAGCTTCGTTAGAAGGAGCTGGCCCGCAAGCCACGAAAACGCACAGTTTTCGTTGTAATTTTG